GGAGGAAAAGGCTTGGTTGGCTAAGAATCCAATAATATCTCTAACTGATGCAGAGATACAAGCAGAGGTAATTCGTTTGAAAGAAGAATACGAGAATAATAAATATCAGAGAGATAGGAAAGCAGATTATCCTGACATAGGTGATCAATTAGATGACTTGTATCATGCAGGAGTATTTTCAGATGAAATGGCTGCAAAATTAAAAGCTGTAAAAGATAAATACCCAAAGGAGTAAATTAGATGGCAGTAACTATTAACAGCAATGGCACCATAACCGGAATAGCAGCAGGTGGCTTGCCGGACGGAGTAGTTGATACAGATACACTCGCTGCCGATGCAGTAACAGCAGCTAAAGTGGCCGACAATGCTGTAACAACAGCAAAGATAAATGCTGATGCAGTAACAGCCGCTAAGATAGCAGACGCAGTTGTTAATAGTGAACATCTAGTAAATGGTGGTGTTGATGATGCACATTTAGCTACAGGTATTACTTCTTCAAAATTAAGTGGAGCATTACCTGCCATTAGTGGTGCGAGTTTGACAGGTATATCTTCCACACCCAATAGACCATATTTTTATTATTCTACTGGTAATGGTTATTGGCAACATACACCGGGAACGTGGCATAAAGTAACACAGGGTGGTGGAGCTACTGTTGATTCTAATTCTGCCTTTGATAATTCAAATGATAAATTTGTAGTTCCTAGTGGACACGCTGGAGTCTATTATCTTCAAGCTGGTATTGTTGAGTATTCACCATCCAATGCTTTAACAAACTTATCTATCAACATTTATATCAATGGTGCGGTTAGTAATGGTGCAGGGGCTACTATGTCAACATCAGGTGGAAGTCCCGGCAGAAGAAGGGAGTCTCTTACTATTACTAGAATGGTTTCTTTATCTGTTAATGATTATATTGAATTATATCATTATGCAGCAGGGCATACTGATACTGCCATTAATGTTGATGCCACAACAAGAAACGGAACCTACTTTTTAGGTTTTAGAATGTCTTAAAGGAATTTAACTATGTATATGTACTACGGTCTTTTACACTTAGGTTTTACTGATGATGATTTTAGATTACAAAATGATTCTGATGGTAAGGGAGATTACATTAAAGAATGGAGTTCAGATAAACCACAACCATCGGCAGAGGAAATTAAAACTGCTATGGATGCATGGAAGATAGAACACGATAAAAATAAATACCAGAGAGACAGGAAACCCCTTTATGGTACCTGGGAAGAGCAGTTGGATATGATGTATCACGGAACGTGGAAGGCTCATGTGGATAAAATAAAATCAGATATACCAAAGGAGTAAATAAATAATAACTTGAGTAACTTTATATCAAAATCATTATGTTGTTTTCAAATTAAACATGGAAAGTTTGCTGGTGTTATTTTTTTCTTTAAGGATGTATACGCTAAGAAACTCAACAATCCATTAGAATATGAAGTATCATTTTCATACGAAATAGTAGGTGGAAACTATAAAGATTTTGGGTATAAAAACGAACAAGAACATCTTAATCGTAAAGTAAATAAAATTACAAAAGATATTTTTGTAAAAGAAATAGGTGAAATACTCAATCCATTAGTATCAAATAATGATTCAAGAGTTTTTATTCAATGGGGTGATTAAACGATATTGTCTTATAAATATTAGTAAAAAGGAAACAACATGGCGGGAATATTAAATCTTACAATAGATCAAGGTACTACATATACCAATGATATTACTGTATATCAGGCAGATGGTACAACACCTATGAATCTTACTGGTTTTACAGTAGCTTCACAAATAAGAAAAAATTATACATCTACTAATTATCATACATTTACAACTACATTAGCATCACCTTATACTTCAGGTAGGATTAGTATGTCTTTAACCGCAACACAAACTGCAGCGATTAAAGCTGGTTATTATTATTATGATGTTGAGATTACAAATAGTGCAGGAACAGTTACTAGAGTTATGGAAGGAAAAATACACATTAAACCCAATGTTACAAAGGCATAATAAATGGCAAATGTAATTATCAAAAAAGATTTTACTGGTGATACAAGTGATGTTATTAAAGTATCCTCCGATTCTGGTGGTGTTGTTAAATCAACCACTAGTGGAGATCCGGCAGGAACTATAAGTGTTACATCAGCGTTAGTAGGAACAAATATTAATGACATGGGTGATGTTGATATTTCAAATATTGTAGATGAAAGTATATTACTTTGGAATGCTTCAACTTCCAAATATGTTGCAACGGCTTGGGGTAGTATGACTATTGATGGTGGACAGATTACTTAACAATAAAGGAGAGGTAGAATGAGTATTATTCAAATTAAAAGAACAGTTACTTCAACTGTCCCTACGTCTAATTCTGGTGGTGCAACATCAACGATTGACGCTGGTGAGTTGACTTATAGTTATGCTGCTGGTGATGGTAGTGGAAATGAAGCTGGTGTTGGTAAATTATTTATAGGACATCCTGATGGAAAAGCAGGTTCTAATGCCGCAGTTATAATTGGTGGTTCTGTCTTTATGAATATGTTAGACCATACTGCCGGAACTGCAACAGCAAGTTCAGCTGTTGTTTTAGATTCTAATTCAGCTGTTAATGCTGTTAAGACTGCAGCTTTGTCTCTCGGTGCTTCTGGTTCTGAAACATTAGTAACAGCAACAGGTGCTGAATTGAATTATGTGGATGTAACAGCAGGAACAGCAACAGCAAGTAAGGCTGTCGTATTAGATGCTAATGCACATACAAGTGCTGTTAAAACTGCAGCTTTACATATTGGTTCATCTGGTTCAGAAACATTAGTATCAGCAACAGGTGCAGAACTTAATAAACTTGACGGTGTTACTGCAACGACTGCTGAATTAAATTATGTAGATGTTACACCCGGAACTGCAACTGCAAGTAAAGCAGTTGTATTAAATGCCTCATCACATATTGATACTATGAAGATGACAAATCTTCATATTGGTGCTTCTGGTTCTGCAACACAAGTAACATCAACTGCAGCTGAATTAAATATACTTGACGGTGTTACCGCAGATGCTACAGAGTTAAATAAACTTGATGGTGTTACTGCAACGACTGCTGAATTGAATTATGTAGATGTAACAACAGCAGGTGCCGCACAAGCAAGTAAAGCAGTTGTATTAGACAGTAATTCTCATATTGATGCTGTTAAGACAGCAGCTTTAAGTATTGGTGCTTCTGGTTCTGAAACATTAGTAACATCAACAGCAGCTGAATTGAATCTGTTAGATGGTATAACAGCTATTGATACGGATATATCAAGTACGGCTGGAACACATACTACTCTTGCATCTGCATTGGCAGTAAAAACTTATGTTGATAATACTCGGTCAGGTTTGGAAGTAAAAGATTCAGTTAAAGTTGCAACTACTGCTGATGTTTCTTCATGGACTTATGCAAATGGTTCATCTGGTGTTGGTGCTACATTAACTGCATCAGGAAATGGTGTCGTTGCTATTGACGGTGTAAACCTTGCTCTGAATGATAGGGTACTTGTTAAAGATCAAAGTCCTGCAACTGAAAATGGTATTTACTATGTATCTACTGCTGGTGCTGTTGGTGCAACTCTAGTATTGACAAGAGCTACTGATGCAGATACAGCAAGTGAATTAAGTTCTGGTGTATTCTTCTTTGTTGAACAAGGTTCTGCAAATGCAGATAATGGTTATGTAATGACTCAGGATACTGCAATTACTTTCGGTTCAACTGCCGTTGAGTTTTCACAGTTCTCTGGTGCTGGACAAATTACAGCAGGTGATGGACTTACAAAAACTTCTAATACACTTGCAGTTAATGTGGGAACAGGTATTTCTATTGTAAGTGATGAAGTTCGTATTAATACTGCATGGGCTGGACAAACTGCAATCACAACTTTAGGTACTATTGGAACTGGTACTTGGAACGCAACAGCAATTAGTGCAGCAAAGGGTGGAACCGCAATTGATACTTCAAGTTCAACTGGTGTTGGTATTGTAACAAGTGGTACTTGGACAACACCTGCACAATTAACAGTTGGATTTGGTGGAACTGGTGCTGCATCATTTACCTCTAATGGTATTCTTTATGGTAATGGTGCTGGTGCAATTGCTGTAACAGCTGCAGGTACTGATAAATATTTTCTTTATAGTAATTCAGGAACACCTGCATGGACAAACACGATAGATGGTGGTACATTCTAATTTTTATAATAACCTTATAATGGAGTAAATTATGGAACAGACACAAAAAGATTTAAAGTATGCACAACAGTTAATTAATGTTTTACAAACGAAATTGAATGATAGTGTGGCATTGAATATTCAATTAGAAGCAAAGTTACTTACTTTACAAGAAGAAGCAAAAGAAACAACAACAGAGGATAAAGTAGATGGCAATAGTAATAAAACCAAAGAAAAGTGAAACAGGATCAGCAGTACCCGGTACTAGTGATTTAGCACTTGGTGAAATGGCAGTTAATACAGCAGATCAAAAACTTTATGTTAGAAACTCTGGTGGAACTGTTGTAGAAGTTGCAAATGCAGCAGGTATATCAGAAGCCACAGCAACTGCCAAAGCAATTGTAATGGCTGTAGCATTAGGATAATCATATGGCTATAACTACTAGGCAAGGACTTATTGATTACTGTTTAAGAAGGCTCGGCGCACCAGTAACAGAAATTAATGTTGATGACGAACAAATTTCTGATCGTATTGATGATGCGATTGAATTTTTTCAAGAGTATCATTTTGATGGTGTAGAAAAAGTTTTTCTAAAGCATACAATAACACAGACTGATATTGATAATGAATATATTGCAGCTGCAGATCCTATTGTTAGTGTGCTTCGTATATTACCTGTTCCAAACTTTAATGCTTTTCAAACGGGTTTCTTTAATGAAGAATTTCAGTTACGATTAAATGATTTAGAACATTTCCGAAGTTCTACAATGATTAACTGGGCTATGTCTCAGACTAATTTTTCATTAGTAGAAAATTTGTTTGGTGTTCAACCTACATTGATGTTTAATCGAAAACAAAATAAAATATATTTGGAAACAGATTGGTCTAATAAATTTAAAGTAGGAACTATTCTTATTATAGAAGCATATAGAATACTTGATCCGGCTACATACACCGAAGTATATAATGATATGTTTTTGAAAAAATATGCAACAGCATTAATCAAACAACAATGGGGAAGTAACTTAAAGAAATTTACTGGTGTTACTTTACCGGGTGGTATTTCATTAGATGGACAAACTATATTTACTGAAGCTACAGAAGAAATTACAAAAATTGAAGAAGAAATGAATATGAAATATGAACTTCCTCCAGATGGAATTATAGGGTAATATATGGCTTCTAATATTTATTTTCAAAATTTCTTAGCAGACCAAAACTTACTAAACGAAATTAACAGAGAGGTTATACAACAGGCTGGTATAGATGTAATGTATCTGCCTAGAACTCTTGTTAAAGAAGATTTAGTAATGAATGAAGATGTTTTGTCTAAATTTAGTAATGCATATGAAATTGAAATGTATGTTAAATCTACTGATAATTTTGGTGGACCTGATGATGCTGTTTCTAAGTTTGGTTTAGATATTCGTGATGAACTTATTTTAGTTGTTCACGCAGACTCATTTAAGTTTGCAACAGATATGACTAAACCACTTGAAGGTGATTTAATATATTTTCCACATTCAAAAGGTACATTTGAAATTAAGTTTGTTGAAGATGAACAACCATTCTACCAAGTTGGAAAGAATTATGTTTTTGAATTAACTTGTGAATTATTTCAATATGGTGAAGAAGATATTGCTACTGGTACAGATGTTGATAAAGTTGAAAGAGAAAATGCATATGCTATAGATTTGGTATTAACAGCTACTGGTGGTTCTGGTGACTTTATAGTTGACGAACAA